AGGGAATATGTACTTTTGTATTAAAGGAATCATGCCCAAAACAAAGCCGGCTATTGTACCCAATATACCGGCTGTAAGCAATAGATGAAATACCCAGTTAGGTAAGAATGATATTATCCACATTTAGATATTTATCTTTATTGAAATACATATCATCAATTAGCCAATTATAGTAGTTTTGAAACCCTTCTTCTACGTCAACTTTAGGGTCATATCCAAAGTCTTTTCTTGCCGCATCAATATTCAATGCACCACGACTTGGGAAATCAGCATCCTTGCTTCTAACTTCTAACTGACCTCCACCTGCTAAACATAATGCCATCTGTGCAGCCTTAAGTAAGGTAACACTATGACTCTTTGTAATATTGTATGTTTTGTTTTCTGTATTGTCACTTAATGCAGCAGCAACAATTCCATCAGCAGCATCATCTACATAGGTAAAATCTAGTGTCTCTTTATCACCGTTAACTTTCAATACTCCACCACGCATAGCAGTAAGTAAGAATTTACTAATAACCCTATCTTCAACATCTAACGGTCCGTACACTGCACTTGGGCGAATGATAGTGTGTACAAGATTAGTTCTGCGAGAATAATCACGAACCAGCCATTCACCTGCTAGTTTCATTATACCATATTGACCCTGTGGTTTGCAAATAGCATCTTCTCTAACATCATCAGTAAAGTCTCCGTATACCATACTGCTACTCATATAGATGAATTTGCGTACTTCGTATTTGTTGCAGGTTTCTAACAAGTTAAGTAACCCTTCACTCATGGTACGACTTCCCAATGCCGGGTTACTATTGACAACTTTCTGTCTAGGAAAGCTAGCCATGTGAATTACAATTTCAGGTGCTTCAATATTAAATATTCCATCTATATCTTCAGCATTTGAAATATCGTTGACATAAACAAAACTATTATTACCAATCTTCTTTTCTCGTTCGCTTATAAGATAATCAATTTCAGCTTGAGGAATAATACCATAGTTAGTTTTGTTATCAACTATTGAAACTTGATGTCCTAATTGTTGTAATCGGATGACTACATTGTGTCCGATGAGTCCCAATCCACCTGTTACTAATATATTCATTTATACTTTAACTTCCAAAATACATAATCTTTTGATTTCAAAAAGGCATTAATAGAGTATGCATATCCATAATTGCTTGGATCATGATATCTTCTCCAAATTGGAGTAGGGATACTATGTTCCATAATCCATTTACCTTCTTCTGTTTGTTGCCATTTCCAAATAGGATCGGCAACAAATAAATCAGGATCTTCTACATCACCCATTTTAATAGTATGTACTACGCATTCAATTATGTCTGATTCAGTTGTCATACTGCCATAGTTGCTTTGATAGCAGTATAGCACTTGTAATCAACTAACTCAATATCGTTCGGTGAAAAATCATCTATGTTTTTAATAGTATGATTAATCTTCAATGTAGGTAGTGGTAATGGTGCACGGCTTAATTGTTCTTTAACCTGTTCAACATGATTAGTATAGATATGTGTATCACCTGTACTAATGACTAATTCAGCAACACCCAAACCACATACTTGTGCTATTAAATGAGTGAATAACGCATAGCTAGCAATATTGAAGGGGAGGCCCAAAAAAACATCCACTGATCTTTGATACATATGGCAAGATAGTTCTTTATTCTTGTTAACATAGAATTGACATAACACATGACATGGTGGCAGTGCCATTTGATCTAACTCACCTGGATTCCACGCAGTGAGTATATGTCTACGACCATTGGGGTCTTGTTTGATACCCTCTATTAATATTTTTAGTTGGTCTACTTCTTTATGATGTACACTACCTTTACGGTTGTACGTAGAGCCAAACTCATCCATAAAGACTTCACTCTTGTGTGTTACAGGAGTAAGCCAATGTCTCCATTGTACTCCGTATACACGACCCAAATCACCATCAAACTTAGCTTTAGGTTTCCAGTAACTGGCTAGTGCATTTGGGGTCCAGATAGTAGTGACCCCATCACGGGTGCCATGTGTTAGTTCTGCTAATCGTCGTTCATCTCGGCTACCCTCAATGAACCAAAGTAGTTCACCTACACATGCTTTCCAAGCAAGTTTTTTAGTAGTGATGGCTGGAAAGCCCCTACGCAAATCAAAGCGAAGGTTACGTCCAAACACACTAATAGTCCCAATGCCAGTTCTATCATCTTTTGTTTCTCCGTTAATTAGAATGTCTTGCAATAATTCTAAGTATGATTTCATAAGTTACCTAGTAATTTATCTGTTTCAGGTTGAACGGCGTCAGCAATACTTTGAACATTTAAAATAAATTCAACACCGACGATAGAGTCATCCAACTCTTGTAACTTTCTACTTACGATTTCTTCTATCTGTTCCGGATCCACTCCTTGACTAAAAAACTTTTCAATATTAATAGTATGTTGTTTTTTACCATTAAGTTTAACTATCAATTTCTTGATAAATTCTACTGGTATTTTATTTTTCTCAACATCTTCAAGTATATGTTCCCACTTCTCGATAAATTCTGGACTCATTATGCACTAACTTTTGCTCTTGTTTTCTTTACTTTAGGTGTAGGTTCAGCAACAACTGGCGCTTCAACTACAACTGACTTCTTTGTTGTCTTTGGTTTCTTGACTGCTGGTGGAGGATCCATCTCATTAGCTTGTTTCATTAATATTTCACTTTCAACTAATAATCCTTTAGCCTCAGCCGCCATCTTTGCAGCCTGATAACGTAAATTGTTTGCGATTGCATTATCACCCAATGCACTATTGCCGCTTGCTAGTAATGGTGCGGTTTCTGGTACTTTTGCATCTCGTGTTTTATTTTCACGTTGTCTACGTGCTACTTCAGCTGGAGTTTGCATCCCTCTGCTTTGATCAATATCAGCCATGCGTTTAACTGCATCTTCTCCCTGTTTCATCTCAGTTAAAATTTTATTAAGTTCATTTAATTTAATTTTAGTTTGAGGATTGGGTGTGACAATAATATTTTCTGTGTTTACTTTCTTTAGTAAACCTTCACGATGCAATGTTTGCAATATTGGTTTACCATCTAAACCCAAGGTGCGGTGTAATGCATCAGACAACGATTCAGAATGTTGACCAATATCACTCTCAATGCAACGGATCAATGGATCGTGGATGTGTTGATTTAGTGTTTCTGTATATGTTACAAGACACATGTGGGGTTCACCTGGAACCTCACGAAAAATGATAGCGACCTTACGATCACCTTGTTTACCGACATGTTTTAAAAAACTCATAAATTATTCTCCTTGAGTACATAGATATTTAATATCTAATATACTCAACGAAATATTTTTATGAGTGTTATTGGGTCAATGAGTCAAGCATTTTGTAATGCTCATATGCTTGCACAACCGCAGGTGTAGTATTCCTGCTCTTAGGAGATACTTCTATCCAAACATCATTACTCAATCCAGGATGAATGAAACTATTCCCCAAACTTGCAACGTTTCTTGGCTGGTGAATCTTTCCTCTGGTATACAAATAGTTTGCAAGTTCCTCCACTTCATCCCATGGCTTCACTGCAATATTATAGTCGGCGGGTCGGGTTGAATCAATATTGCCACCATCGTCAAAATATGTTTTTACTACAAACATAAATTGTGCCAAGTTTTCTGCTTTGGTTCGGGTGATAATCAACACCACCTCCTCTTTGGACACTTCACCTATTAGAATAGAACGCAAACATCTACCTAAACTTGTACCAATATACATCATACAATTACCGCTTTCTTTGTTGCTCTGTTACTATAAAATTTATGACCTACATTACGAATAGCATCGGCTATTACTTGTGGACTATCTTCAAATGTTTCTCTAATATCCTGTTCAGACAGTTCAGAATCAAAAGTATAGATTTCATAATGTCGTTGACTATTAATTTGAGCCCTAAGAATCATCTGATGCAAAGGAACATGTGCTGGCCGAACAGTCTCATTCTGTTCTTTGAGAATACGCCAAATGTTTTCTTTTTCCCATTGTTCATGTTCTTTTTCAATTTGTGTGACATTGATTAAGGCTTCAAGCCCATTCATGTCCCACATAACAACAAATCTAGTTGTTTTCTTTTTTGATGAGCGCATATACCATCTTTGCCTGTTCTAATATATCTGCTAATGCTACGTTTGTTTTCGCTGCACGGTGTATTTCACCCCACAGTTTATTTTCCATTATGTGTTCGTGCAATGGACGACCATCGACAGTTCGGTTATCCATAATTAATTTACGTTCGGAGGAACCCGATTCACGTATGTAAACCGTTTTGCCTCCGTCCGGACTTTCGTATATCATGCCTCGTTATACAATGCATAAGTCCCAAATGGGGGATTTGGATTCTTATCACCGTGAATGATCCAAGTAGTATCACAGTAGTCAGGGTCGCCCCATGAACCACATGGATATCCATCAGTAAACACAATCAATCGTTTGGGTTCAATTGCATTTTTCTTCAAGTAATCAAAGATACAATCAAAGTCAGTACCACCACCACCTTGTGGTTCATATTCATCAATACTGTCCATGTTCTCACTGTTAAAGTCTTGTGGATTGTAAGTGTCAGTATCAAAACAGAATACGTGGACCTTGTAACCATCAAACGCATCCATCATACCTGCAATCTCACCCAAGAATGCTTGTGCTTGCTTATTGCTGATAGAGCCACTCATATCAAGTGACACAATCACATCAATTTCTTCTCCGGGAGTCATACCGGGCATGATAGCATCCATATGCCAACCCCTACGTGAGGGACGCATCCAAGAATAATCAGTACGAATGCTGCTAGTCAAGTTTGTTTGAATCAGTTCACGCCAAGGCATAACTGGGTCAGTATGTTGCTTGATTAGACGTTCAACACCTGCGGGCAATTGACCAGCTTCGGCACTTGATGCTGCGCTGATAATAGCCTGTTTCATTTCTTGACGAACACGTTCACGTTCCTCGTCAGACATTTTAGGACGACCTTTACCCTTACCACTTCCGTCAACTTCTTCACCGTCACCTTCACTGTCACCCTCACCATCCATGTGATCATCAATCATTTGATCAATCAAACTATTGATATCAATCTTCTGAACGTTTTGCATCAAGTCATCATAGATTTCCTCGCTGGCTTTGCCGTCGTACTTTTTTTCGTACAAGCAGGGAACACTTGTAATAAACTGACCAACACCATGCCGCTTCAAGTCTGCATTAACTGCATAGTCATTAGCAATGTTAAACATTTGTGGATCACGCTTACCGACACGACCCATGTGATCGTAAACAACGTGAAGGACCTCATGCCCAACCAAGAATTCAACTTCTTTGGGTTTCAATAGCATAATGAAACGGCTATTGTAATAGAATTTCTGTCCATCAGTAGCCGCAGTGCTGCACCATTCATCAGCATTAGTTAATTTAAGACGGGTAGCAAGATTGCCAAAGAATGAATGACGCAACAATAAACCCACACGTGCCGAAATCAATCGTTCACGGGCTAGATTGTCAATCTTAGGATCGGTGGGTCCAACTAGTTTATCAAACTTGTCAGAACGCTTTTTCTTTTTTGTCGGGGCAATTACACTACTCATTTTCAGTCCTTTATCAAATATATGCTATATTATAGCACAGTTGCCATTTTAGCACAAGTAAAAAGAGTGAGAATGTTCACACCATTCTCACCCATAAAATCAATTACCTGCGTCTACGATATACTTACCAAACTTCTTGTGAAACTCATCAAAGTGTTTCAGTTGACTTGGCTCAATCGGCAACTTGTAAGTTTTAAGTGCAATCTTAGCACCCATAACAACCAATTCAGTTTCAAAATTCTTCATAATGTAAGACAAGAAATTGTCAGCCATTTCGTGGAACTTTTTGTTGTTCACTTTTTGAACTTCAAGTGCATCTTTCAATTCATAGCACAGTGAAACAGTAAGCGAGTACATTGCAGAAATTTCCTTGACATTCAAATCAGTTACCTTACCTGAAAGGATATCTGACGGCTGAGGCATCTTACCTGAAGTTTTGCGGTGAGCAGCAAACTTAACAGCAAGACCTTCACCAACAGAACCCGCAATCAGATTGAACAATGTATCATTGTCAGTGTCGTCCTCATCATTCAACAAGTCAGACACAAAGCACCAACTACGCGGGGTAGCGAATGCGCGGCTTGATGATTTGCTATCAAAATCGTACAGGTCTTGTTTAGCAAAACTCAAGTAACCCACAACGTCTTTGTGAATGCTTTTGTTAACTGCCCAGTTTTGCCATGATGTAAAGTCAGGGCGCATTTCCAAGTGCAAGAAACGATTAGCTAGGGGCATCGGCATACGATAAGTAACACCTTTGTCACTGTCACGATTACCTGCTGCTACGATAACAACGTTATCGGGCAACTTGTACTTACCTACACGGCGATTCAGAATCAACTGATAACCGGCTGCTTGTACAGCAGGTGATGCACTATTCATTTCATCAAGGAAAAGAACAACGATAGGGAATTGTGATGCAAGTTCCTCATCAGGCAAATCTACAGGAGCAGCCCAATCCATTTTGTTGATATCACGATTGAAATAAGGGATACCACGAATGTCAGTGGGTTCCATTTGAGCCATACGCAAGTCAATCATATGACCGCCCAACTCTTTTGTAACATCTGCTACAACTTCACTTTTGCCGATTCCGGGAGGGCCCCAGATGAACAGTGGACGTTTGGATTTAAACGCTTTCAACATAGCCTTGCGGGCTTGCACTGAAGTTACTGTCAGATTGTCACTAATTACTGCTGCCATTTTATTTCCTTTACAAGTTTATTTAACTAACACTATCACACTAGAAACACAGTATATCATATAGTTGATTTATCGTCAAGAATTAATGATATGTTTTGGAAACTTTATTCTTCAATTGCACGACGGAGAATCAACTCTTGTTTGCTGAAGGCTTCAATTTCCCAGGGACGAGAAAGGTATGCAGTATTCTTACTGAAACGTTTTCCCGCCCATATTTGAACCCCGTTTTTTGTGGTTTTCAAGGTACCTTTTGCCATTTGCTTTACATGCACCATTTCATGTGCAAGGGTCAATGCAATTTCTTTCAGTTTGCGCTTGGGTTTGATAACCACTAAGTAAGCGCCAGTAACTGCACTGAGGTCCAAAGTCATGCCCTCATTGCTTTCGCATTCGTCATACAAACGGATCAACAGTGCCTTTTGGCAACGGTCAAGTTTCAATTGAGTAACCATAGAGGGCAAGATTGCTTCCACAAACTTGCGATTCCTGCGACTACCCTCTACTTTGATTTCCATGAAATATTTCTGCAATTACCGAAGAATGTCAACTTGAACGTCAACATGGACCTTGTTCATGTTGAAATCATACACTCCAATACGATGACCAATACCATCACACCCTTCACGTGCCATCAGATGCAAGGTTGACTCAACAGCTTGATAGTGTACAGTAGTTGCAAATCGGCTGGTTGTTTCACCTACCGTCATATAGATGCCAACCCCGTCAATAATGACGCGAATTTTTTGAGAATTCTTGAAGCCCAGAATAACGGATTTTGTACGCATTTCGTTGTCCTTTAATTAACTGTCTAAGTATGTATTATATACCCAAAACCATTTAATGTCAAGCCCGATATGTAGAATAGTTACGGATTTTACTTTGCTTATTAGCATGGCTTTCGTTGAATTTAATCTCATATCCACGCTGCCGTAGAGTATTTACCAAAGTTGACAAATCACAGTCCTCTTCCAAGAAAGCATTGGTACCATTTTGATAGCTGTAATGAGAAATCTTATCAGCAATACCAAGCTGAACCAACTTTGCTTTGGGGAAGCGAGCCCATGCATGACCCGGATCTGCGAAAACTTTGATAGAGATTTTTTTAGCCATTGTGTAGTCCTTTAATTAACTGTCTAAGTATGTATTATATACCCAAAACCATTTAATGTCAACCTACAGTCTCTATTCCGTATTCGCTACGACGGTCAATGCCTTCGTGTGGGCAGTATATCTCGCTTAGTGTCCAGCATTGTTTGAACTCAGCCACACGTACATGCGGTACGGGTAGAGTGTAGAACTCAGCTGCCATGAGTCTGGTAAAAATCTTCATGGGCGCATCCAGTTCAAAGACACAATGGAAATCGTGCAGCTCCAGCATCTCTTCAACCAGTTTGTATGTGATGTAGAAAGGTTCTTTCATTTTGATTCCTTTAATTAGCTGTCTAAGTATGTATTATATACCCAAAACCATTTAATGTCAACCTTTAATTTCCTGACGGAGACTTAATGAGTTCAGTAGAGTATTGTGGTAGGCGATTGTCTGTACTGATAAATCCTACATTTTTATCATTCTCAAGTTTGGCTGTTCTGGCCCGTAGTTCACTTGAACTATAATTATGTTGACGTTTATGATAGTGTAACTCAATCCCATTATTAATACACCATTGTTTACCTGTAAAGTCCCTATTCAAATATTCGTCACTCAAGAACCGTATATGAATAGTTTGAGTTTGCATTAGTTGTAACAGATCGTATTCGGTTTCGTAAATAAGAATTTCATCTACATACCTACAAGCCTGTAATTGTACATACCGTTCATATGCACTTTGTACAGGTTGATTTTTAACACCCGGACGATCAACGGTAGGATCAATTTGCAATGCTACAATAAGATAATCACATAATTGTTTTTCCATCTTTAACATAGTCACATGGCCGGCGTGTAAAAAATCAAAACTACTACAATTAAATCCAATTTTCACGCTGAATCCTTTTCAGATAAATGAGGGAAACCGTCAGACGGCCATTCAATTCCATATTTGTTCCATGTGAAGTTTTCTTCTGTTGCTTTATTATACGGAGCATCTACTATATATTGTACTATTGCTTCGTCTGATAATACTAGATATCCGTGGGCGTATTGTGGAGGAATTAATAATGCATTAGTATTATCTAGAAAAATCCCAAACCATTTGCCAGATTCTGGTTCAAGTGCTACATCAAATATACTACCATAAACTGGCATTATCAGCTTGTATTGATTTTGTCTATGCATGCCGCGCAACACATCACGTTTGGAACTGGCAATATTCAATTGCCGAAAATTACCACGCATCTGGTCGTGATTGATCTTCCATAGTTCACAAAAGTCACCTCGGGTATCTTTGTATTTTGTATGTTCAATTATTTGTAGTCCAGGTAACATTTCACCGTATATAAGTTGATTATTCATTTTATTTCATCAGTAGACCCATTAGAATTAGCTTTTCCAAATGATCTATTGCTTTATTAATTTTCTCTACCTGAGTTTGGGTAAAGTTATTTGTCTTTAAACGGCGTCCATTTACTTCAAGTTTACTTAACTCAGTAACCATAAGTTGAAGATTGTTAAACATTTTTCGCAAGTCAGGATTATATCCAATTCTATTCAAATCTTTACTTATTTGTATAGATGCTTCTTGCCAGTCTAACGCAGTTTCAATTTTCATATCAGTATTGTATCAGATAATGGTATTTATGTCAATCAATTACCCAACACTAAATAAGAGCGTGAAACCCACAATTGCATTATTCTTATACGACCCAAAATGCTCAGTTCAGTCAGGCAACGGGATAATGAAGGCATTAAGCCAACACTATAACTTCAAAATATTCAGCAAAAACATTCTAGAATACGATTTCTTTGACAATGTAGATATGATTGCTGTTCCCGGAGGAATAGGGGATGCTAGTACATTTGATCAACTATTCAAAAACAACGGTGATAGAGTACGAGAGTTCATCAATAATGGTGGAAGATATTTGGGTATTTGTATGGGAGCATATTGGGCAGGCAGTCATTACTTAAATGTATTAGATGATGTGGATGCTGTTCAGTATATCAACCAACTTGGCGCAGACACTCGCAGACCTCATGCCAAGAACTTAAGTATTACATGGAAGACTGAACCCATGAAAATGTTCTTCTATGATGGGTGTTCATTGATTGGCAACAAACATAAATTCAAAACAATTGCTACATACGCAAATGGTGATGCTATGGCAATATATCAAAAACGCATAGGACTAATAGGCTGTCATCCCGAATCAGAACAATTTTGGTATGATAGCTATAGCTATTTGAAGGGCAAGTGGCACGGCGGTGTACATCACGAATTGCTCTTAGATTTCACAAACGATTTAATGAAACGCTAGTTCCAGTATTTGCTTGAGTCTAAACTATCCCAATATTGTTTGTTATTACGATTGATGAAATTATTAACAAGATATTTGGCCATACCCAGGTATCCCATCTTTTTGAATCTGCGACTGTCTTGTCCAAAATGATGTTTGACTATTCTAAACTTTTTAGGACTATATTTCCTAGATAAAAAATAATCTTCGGACGTTGAAAACTGTTCAGGGAATCCACCGTACTCAATAAACTTATCTTTGCGAGTTAGCATAAATGCACCGACTGCAAACGGGCTAAAGAATTTTAGTGTATGGTTTATAGTATTGAAAATAGCAAACCCTAATGTTGCTCTTAAGTCTTTATCGTAGCACTTGATATTCAATCCAACCAAATCTAAGTTTTTAGATTCAAGTTTATCAACCGCATCACGTATTACATCAAACTTAAAGAAACGAACATCAGCGTCAATGAATAGTATGTATGGGGTAGTGGCAAGTCTAGCTCCATTGTTCTTAGCAACACTAACAGGACCTCCTTCAATAATCTCAACATTCAATTCAAAACTGTTATCACGTATCACTTGCCTAGTGTTATCAGTGGAACAATCAGCAATGATGATTCTAGTATCACCAATGTTTTGTGAACGCAATGAATCTAATAGATGATGTATATAATTTTCTTCGTTCTTGCAAGGTACCACAATAGTTATTTTGTCACAAAGTTTCATTATCTTTTTCCTTGGTCCAAATTATGATTTCCCAACGCCCGTCCCAATGTTCTACAAGTGCTGTACATGATTCAACCCAGTCACCGGTATTCATATAAACAACGCCATCTATATCTTTAATCTCAGACGAGTGTATATGTCCACAGATTACGCCATCAAATCCACGCTTCTTGCAGTAACCTGCTAGATTTTCTTCAAACCTGAATACAAAGTCTACTGCTTTTTTAACTCGGTACTTAAGAAAACGGCTAAGGCTCCAGTAACCAAAACCCATACGGTGACGTATCCAATTGTACTTACTATTGATAGTAAGGATGAAATCATATGCGCTGTCTCCCAAAAATGCTAGCCAAGGTGCTAGTCTAGTAATACCGTCAAACATATCTCCGTGTACCACAAGATAATGTTTGCCATCAGCACCTATATGTTCTATTTGATTATGTATTTCAACAAGTCCAAAATTGAACCCGTATGGAATCATCGGGCGCAAGAATTCGTCATGATTTCCTGCAATATAAACAACACGAGTGCCGCGTTTGGCATGACCAAGAACACGACGGACCACATTAGTGTGGCTCTGTTTCCATTGCCATTTATTTTGCTGTATCTTCCAAGCATCAATTATATCCCCTACTAGATATAGGGTGTCACAGGAATTGTGTTTTAAAAAGTTGTTAAGCTGTTCTGCCTTGCAGTCTCTAGTGCCCAGATGAACATCGGATACAAATATTGATCGGTAAGTTTTCATACATTTTATTTCTCACTCTTATTATTTAATAAAAAAAGAGCCTTTCGGCCCTTAGTGCTGGTTACGAGTTCCAGCCTCCGCTCAATCTTGCGGTCGGTTTAGTGTAGTGCTAACCTTTTCCAGTCTGCACGAATCTTGTTTTTCACTGCTAGCGGCAATGCAACATAATCTAAGTCATCTGCTGCTTTATCGCCATTAATAAACGCCCAATCAAAAAAGTTGATAGCAGTTTTAGATGCAGCAGTATCAGTTGGTTTGATATGCACAAGAATGAATGTAGCACCACTGATTGGCCATGCTTCTTTTCCCTCTTGATTAGTCAATATCTGATAGTATGTTTTATTCCAATCAGCATTTGCAGCGGCTGCTTTAAATGCATCTTCAGTTGGTGCTACCCAAGTTCCTGAACTGTTCTGCACGTTAACCCAGTTCATTTTAGTTTGTTTTACATAAGCAAACTCAACGTATCCCAATGTACCAGGTAACTGCCGAACCATAGCAGCAACGCCTTCATTACCTTTTCCGCCTGCTCCTACTTTCCAATTAACAGCAGTACCGTCACCAATAGTGTCTTTAAATTCTTTGCTGACTTTGCTAAGATAGTTAGTCCATATAAATGTAGTGCCAGATCCATCTGCACGACGAACCACTGTGATAGCTTGCTCAGGTAATGCTAATGTGGGATTTAATACCTTGATAGCATTATCATTCCATTTAGTGATTTTTCCTAAAAAGATATCAGCGATAACTGTGCCTGTTAGTCGTAACTGTCCTGGCTCAATTCCTTTAAGATTGATAACCGGAACAACTCCACCAATTACTGTTGGGAATTGAAATAATCCACTTTCTTTTAATTTCTCGTCTGTAAGTGGCATATCACTTGCACCAAATGTAACTGTCCTAGATTCAATTTGTTTAATTCCCGCACCTGATCCTACTGATTGATAGTTGACGCGGATGTTAGTAGCTTTGTTATATTCACCTGCCCACTTTGAATACAAAGGAGTTGGAAATGTTGCTCCGGCTCCTGTAATTTCTTGTGCTGATGTAGCGAATGCTACCATTGCCAGCAATGTTGTAAATAATTTTTTCATGTAATCTCCTTATATGTTACGCAAATATTTAGTGTTACTATTGTGACAGTAATATTACATAAGGTTAAAGGGGCTATACAGCCCCTTTATAATCAATATGATTAGATTAGATTAGAAATTGTGTTCTAAACCTAATGCGTACTTGGTAGTTGTTACTGCTGCGTCTTCTTTAAGATAACGAGCATGAACCATTGTACGCTTACTTAAACTATATGAAGCACCCAGGTCAAATACCTTAGTTGTATCATTTGTGCCATAGCTAGCAAGTGCCATCAATGAAGAAGTCAACGGTAAATTAACACCAATACTCTTACCACTTGAAGTTACGTTAGCAACTTTGTCATCAGAATATGTAGCGAAAATCATAGTACCTGTGTTGGCAACATTAACTTTTGCACCATAAATGGTTGAAGTACTAGTTGAGCCATTATCAAAATTTGCTACGGTAGCACTGATTGGTCCACTACTGAATTCAATACTAATAGCTTGAGCATTATTAACACCTGCCGCTTCGCTATTGCTGATTACATAATTAGCAGATAATCCATTGATCGGCGTAACTGAAGCGAATACAGCATTACTTAATCGTGAACCTTGAGCAGCATGAATTACCGCGGCGCTTGAACCGTATGCATTACCCATTGCATCATAGTTATCAAGTGTACGTGCGATAGTGTGCTTATCACGACCAACTCCAACTGACCACATTTTGCTTGATACACCTACAACAGAAGTTCTA